TGCAAAAATCTATTGCGATGAACTAGACATGAGAATGTATCAATGGGATTACTGCTCACGGGCAGAAAGGCGGGAAGAATGATAGGCGTGATATTGATTATAGCATTCGCCTTGGGTGTTGGGTGGCTTCTTGCGGACATGATCATCCCGCAATCCGAGATAGACAAGATTGATGCCATCGGAAAATGGACAAAAGAAGAACTTGATCGTAGAGGGGCAGAAAGGCGGGAATCATGACAGAGTCACCAACTAAACCACCAAAGCCCATCCGCAAAGAGTTCCGGCGGGCGGCAAAGGTAAAGGAACGTGAAGCGATCTTAGCGGCATGGTGCTGCGGTAAATATGATTTCAACGAAGTGTGCGAGCGATCCGGTTATCCGGCTAAGGTGGTGGCTCGCTACCTTCCGGAGTTCTGCAAGGTAAACTAATCATGATAACAACTAATGAAGCTGGCGCGCTATCTGCCGGATGGAATAGGGAGGTTTGATGACTACCAAAGAATACTTACTCCAAGTAAACACCGCACGTCGCGCCCTTAAATCCTACGAGGAAGAGTTAGAGCGGCTCCGGATCCAGGCGGCAGGACTCCGCGCCATAACCTACGACAAGACACCGGTGCAGACTTCGCCCGACGATTACATGCTCAAGGCGATGGGCCGTCTCATGGATGCTGAAGCCAAGTACGCGGACGTGATCGAGGCAAACCAGTCAATCATCTACCGGATCACGAAGCAGGTGAACGAACTGCCGAACGCTGACTATTCCGAGCTGCTCCGGCTTCGTTACATCACGCCATACCGCGATGGTCGGAAGCTCACGCCATTTGCAGTGATCGCACGAAGAATGCATCGATCTGTTGACGGATGCTGGCACCTTCACGGCGAGGCGCTGCAAGCTTTCCGGAAGCAGTACCTTCAGCAGTAAGTCAACAGGTTTCGACAGGTTTTATGTGCTACTGTGATATTGTCCCAAAATGCAGTCGGGGCAACAGTTACACATTGGGCGTGTGTTTCTCCTGATGAGGGCATCGGTTCATATACCGGTGTCCTTTTCAGTTGCAGAAAAACATACCGGGGCGGGGTCATACAAAAAGAAGGGGGGCGGGGTCTCATGGCATCCCGGTCATCCCGCTGGCCATACATCAGGCGGCTGGCATGGGATAGAGATCGCAAGTCAAGAGCGGTCTGTCACATCTGTGGCGAACCCATTGACTATTTCGTTAAACCATCAAGCTCCCCGGACTCTTATGAACCTGACCATATCATCCCCGTCAGCTTGCGTCCGGATCTTGAGCTCGACTTAAAAAATATTGCACCGGCCCACCGGCGGTGTAACCGGCAGCGCGGTGACGGAAGCTCATTTGCTGCGAACGATGTGGGGCGGCACTCGCGTCTCTGGTGACGGAGGGGCCAAGAAATCTTGAAAAAACAGTCAAAATTTCGAGACCGTCCCAACGCAGTAAGATCCCTCCCCGAAGAAAACAGATAGGTGGTCACATGGCGACAGATAAAAATATCATAAACGAACAGCTTAGTCATATGGCTGACCGATTGATGGAAGAGGGCAAGCGAATAGGCGAAGAGCCGTTGATCGTGGAGTATGACAACGGCGGCGGTCAGTCCGGTGTCCGAGAGAACCCGTTTTATCCGGCTTACGAGAAGCTTCTGGCAAGCTACTTGAAAGCATTGGCGGTCGCTAAAGATTGCTGTGAGGATGATCCGGAAGTCAGGACGCTTGATGTGCTCCGGCAGAGAATGAGGGTGATCTCATGAAAGGCTCAACAGAACCTCGACTATACACGCCACCGCTTCGGGAGTTGACTCCGGAGACTTCACTCGGTTTTGCCGCGATAGAATACGCGGATAAGATTTTAAAGAAAAGCCTTTACCCGTGGCAAGAGTGGGCGCTGATCCATGCGCTTGAGATCGTTGGCAATCTTGCGACCGGCTGGAAGTTTCGATTCAGGATCCTTTTATTTTTGATAAGCAGACAAAACGGAAAGACGGTGCTGTCCGAGGTGATAGCATCGTTTTTTATGAACGTGCTGTGCGTTGAGTCAATCTTCGGCACGTCCCTCAGCCTTGACAAAGCGGAAGAGGTTTGGGAGGCGGTCATCAGCGACCAGGAAACGTGCCCTGAGCTGACTGCTGAGATTAGCCGGGTATCACGAACGAACGGCAACAAGCGCTTGATTCTTTCCGGCAACCGGCAGTACAAAGTTGGCGCACCGACAAGACGCGCCGGCCGTGGGGATTCTAACGATCTTGTGATGCTCGATGAGGTCCGCGAACAGCGTGATTGGGAAACGTGGGCCGCTGCCGCTGCCAGCACAAACGCGAAACCTAACGGTGTGATTGTGTGCTTCAGCAACGCGGGCGATCCTGACAGCATTGTTCTCCGTCAGCTTCGTTCACAGGCGATTGCAGTCATTGACGGAAGTTCGGCCTCAGACTTCGGCGGGAATGTGGACGCTGAATCGTTAGGGCTGTTCGAATGGTCTGCTCCGGAAGGGGCAAAGACTGACGACATGGAAGCTCTGGCACAGGCAAATCCGGCGCTCGGCTATGGCTACTTGACCGAACGGGCGCTTTTATCAAACCGGCTGACGTTTCCGGAGAACAAATTCAGGTCAGAGTGTATGTGTCAACAAGTTGAAACGATACTTCCGCAACCTTACCCGGACGGGGCATGGGACGCGGGTGTTGATGATAAATCCGAGATTGCTCCATCTTCGGAGCTGTTTTTCGGAATAGATCTGTCTCAGAACCGGCGCTGGACGGTCATATCTGTGGCGGGACTCCGTGATGACGGCAACTTCCACATCGAGGTGGTTGACCGCCGGATCGGAACGGAGTGGGCGATCAAATGGTTCGCTGAGAGGCAGACACGCGGGCCGATGAATCTGGCATTCCAAGGACGCGGATGCCCCGTGACAGGTCTCGCAGAACAGATATGCACACTTCCGAACATAAACCGCATAGCAATCGAAGGCTCAGAGCTGACAGCTGGCTGGGGGCGCTTTTGGGACGGTATCGCCGCATCGGATCCGGCAGCTTCGCGTGGTGGTGTGAAAATCTTCCACCTCCCACAGCCGGTTCTTGATATGCCAGCGAAAACAATGCAGCTCCGGAACCTTGGCGGCGGGGTCGAGCTGCCTGACAGAGTGAAAAGTCCTGATGACCCGTCACCGATGATTGCGTGTTTTGTAGCGTTTGCGGCGGCAACACAGGTTAAGAAAACTGACAAGAAAATCTATGAATCGACATATGCAAACGGCGGGAGTCTGATGTTTGCATAAGGAGGGCAACAAAATGCCTGTAATTGAAAGGCTCCGGAGGTTATTCGGACAGAATGTTTTTTATATGGTGACATCGGCAGAAGCGCCACAGGTCGGGCCGTTCTCAGCGCGTCAGATGTATGCGACACAAGAGAATCTTTATGCCGTGGTGTCGTTCCTTGCCGATTCCGTGGCGCAGCTGCCTCTCAAGGTGTACCGGCGCGAGGGTGAAAACAACCGCCAGCGGGATCGTGACAGCGTGGCGGCGAAGCTTTTGTGGAGACCGAACGCGGACCAGACTTCTTTTGAAATGGTGCAAGCGCTTGCTACGGAGCTGCTCTTAATGGGCTGTGTAACATTATGGCTGCTTCCGGATCCAGACAGTGACAGTGGATACCAGCTGAGAATCATCCCGCGTGAGTGGATCGCGAACACTGAACGCACGACAAATTATGCTCCGGACGTTTTAAAAATCCATACCGACAACGGCGGTTTTATTGAAGTGCCCCGAAAAGAGTTCGTTCAGTTCCGTATGTATGCGCCGGGCAACCCGGGTGGGTATCAGTCGCCGATCGCGGCACTTCGGCAGACACTCACCGAGCAGATTCAGGCCGATAAGTTCCGGTCAACGGTCTGGCGGTCTTCTGGGCGCTTTAATGCTTACATAACCAGACCGAAAGACGTAGCTCCGTGGGATGATGAAACGAAGCGCAAATGGCTGACCGCGTTCCGTGAAGGATGGGGAAGCGATGGTGAAAACTCTGGGAAGATGCCATTGCTGGAAGACGGCATGGAGATCAAGCCGTATCAGTTCAACGCGAAAGAAGCACAGTACGCAGAGACAAAGCAGTTGTCCCGCGAGGATGTGGCTGCGGCATATCACGTCAATCCGTCACTGATCTGGCACACCTCAACACAGACTTATGCCTCTGCAAAAGACAACGCCAGAGCACTTTATGCTGACTGCCTCGGCCCGTGGCTTCAGATGATTCAGCAAAGGATAAACAGTTTCCTTCTGCCGATGGTGGGCGCGGATCCTGACACTTACGTTGAATTTGACCTGACCGAAAAGCTCAAAGGGTCATTTGAGGAACGTGCAAGCATTCTTCAGGCATCGGTGGGCGGCCCCTGGCTAACCAGAAACGAAGCCAGAGCGGACAATAATCTGCCTCCGATTGATGGCGGTGACGATCTGATTGTTCCGTTGAACGTGGTTTCAGGCGGGCAGGCATCCCCGCAAGACACGCACATGGATCCTCAGGAACCGATGGCTATTGAAGAAAACTGTGGCTGTGCAGAGTGCAAAAAGATTGACCTGACAAAGCTGAAAGAGCACCGGACGGAGGTCCGCATCAAGGCAAGGTCAACCGATGAAGAAGAAAAAAACATGGCGGAAATCCTGAAGAAGTTCTGGAAACGTCAGGCTAACTCAGTGCTTCCAAAAATCGGCGCGGGGGCATCCGAATGGTGGGATGAAGACCGCTGGAACGATGAGCTCACGGAAGATATGATCCCGCTGGTGAATAAAATCTCAGACGCACACGGCAAAGAGACCGCCGGAGTTATCGGCTTTGAATTCGACACCGAGCGCACACGGAAATATCTGGCGGCACTGGCTTCCGGACGTGCGTATGCGATCAACGAGGCAACGAAGCGAAAACTGGAAGAGGCGATCGAGGCCGAGGAAGACGAAGAGCTGACACCGGCACACGTGTTCAAGCTTCGTGAAGACCGTGACAGCATCACGTTTGGACGGTCCATCGCAATCGGCGTAGCTGGCTGGGCAGCAACGCATGAGGCCCCACAGCAAGCAGCGGATCGTGGCATTCAGAAAACAGTTGAAAAAGAATGGGTGACGGGCGACAATCCCAGACCCGAACATGCCATGATGAACGGCGAACGGGTCCCGATTGACGCTCTATTTTCCAATGGCTGTGAATGGCCCGGAGATGAAAACGGAGATCCTGACACGACATGCGGGTGCAACTGTTCCACGGAAGTTGTTATCACGTTTTAAGGAGGTTACCAATGGCACATCTTTATAAATCATTTGAACTGAAAGCCGATGAAGGAAGCGGCGAAATCAGCGGATATTTTTCGACATACGACAGGATCCCGGACAGCTACGGCGATGTGATCGCAAAGGGAGCATTCACCGACACGATCCAGAAGCGCAAAGAGTCAGGCCATCCGTTCCCGCTCTGCTGGAATCATGATCTCGACCAGATCGTCGGGATGGTAGATCCGGAAAACATTATAGACGATGAAAAAGGCCCGCTGATGACAGCGAGCTTTTTTAATACCCCGCTGGCACAGGAGAAGCGGGCACTTGTGAAGTCAGGCGTGGTCTTCCAGTTCAGTTTTGCCTATGACGTGCTGGAAGCAGGCCCTGTGACTCTGGAAGACGGTGTGAAGGCCAACGAGCTGCGCAAGCTGGATCTATTTGAGGTCAGTATCGTGCCGATCCCGGCGAACCAGAATGCCGTCATGACCGGCGTCAAGGGCGATGATCCGGAGAAAAAATCAGAAGAACCGGAAGTCAAAGCCGGAAGACGCAACAGAAAATCAGACGAAGACATCATCAAACAGATCATTTCTCTCGCCAACCAGCTTCTGGATGACGAGGTGAATGAAGCAGACAAACCCGATGAAGGGGAGGACGATCTGGAAGCCAACGCGGCGGCGGAGGAGCAGAAGGAAAGCAACCCGGAAAAGGACAGACTGCTGGAATACATCAAATCCTTAGAAATGGAGGGCTAACAAATGACTCTTAAAGAAGAGCTCGCAGCCAAGAAGGAAGCCCTTGCCGCGCTGAAGGATCGCATTGAGGCCAACGAGGCGGACGCGATTGAAGAAGGCGTGAAATTACAGGGCGAAATCGAAACTAAAGAAGCCGAAATCGCAAGCGCCGAAAAGAAGGCCGCTCTGCTCAATGTGATCGGCAAACCCGAAAAGGAGGAATCCATCATGGAAGAAAAATCCGGACTCAAGGCTCTTGACCTTGAATATCTCAAAACAAACCGTGGCACTGTTCAGACCTTTATCAAGGCCGCGACCGACACTGTCATAGCACCGACTATCCCTTATGTCAGCCAGAACGTTGCTGAGATCAAATACCAGCTCGGCGTTCGCGATCTGTTCAGCTCCGAGGCAATCAGCGGAAACAGCTACACGTTCTTCCGCATGGGAGCGACCGACCTTCCGAATAACTACGATGGCAAGACTGCACAGGGTGCAGAGAAACCGCAGATCCATCCGACCTACACGCCGATCGCAGGGGCACTGCAGAAGATCGCTGCACACCTGAAAGAGACCGACGAGCTGCTTGATGATGCTCCGTATCTTGAGAGCGTTGTGAGAGGCCGCGGTGCTTATGAGCTCCAGAAAGTGATCGAGGCTTATCTGGTGTCCACACTGCTCGGCACTTCCGGCATTGACGTGACTGTCAACTCCGGCATCAGTTTCGATAATCTGTTGAAGGCAAAGATGGCTGTTAACGCGAACACCGGCTATGACGCTGACGCGATCATCATCAATCCGGCTGACCTTCAGACGCTTCTTCTGACGAAGGACGGCGGCAACAGCGGGCAGTATCTGATGGGCGGCCCGGCTTATGCTCCGTATGGTAACGGCGCGTATGGCGCATACCTTCCGATCTGGGGCATGAAGGTTGTTGCGACTTCCGCGATCAGCTCCGGCACTGCTATCGTTGGCGCGTTCAAGGCTTGCGCTTCCGTCATCACGAAGGCGGGCGAAGGCTTCAGAGTTGAAGTTGCCAACCAGAACGAAGATGACTTCGTGAAGAACATGGTCACTGTCCGCATTGAGGAACGCATCCTTGAAGCGGTTCGTCTGCCGGGCGGCTTTGCGAAGGTCTTCACGGCCTAATTATTTAAAACCATCGGGGGTCGCTTCGGCGGCTCCTGATAGAAAGGTGGCATGATGCTTAAACATTATCTGATGCCGAACGGCCACATTTATCAGTACGAAGAAGGGGATGCTCCGGAGGGCGCTGTTCTGGTCGAGGCAAAAAAGGAAAAGGCAGCGGAACCGGCTAACAAGGCGGTCAAACCGGCTAACAAATCGCGCAAGGCGGTGAGCAAAAAATGAGTCTTCTCACAAATTGGGGCTACACCGTGAAGGATGTCGAGAACATGCCAGCCTTTTTGACGGTCAGCGACTTTGACACGTTCACGGACAACAAGTATTCCCGAAACCCCAATCAAATAACTGCGGAGATTTCAGCGGCTTGCGCTTCCGTCCGGAACTTTGTCGGGTGGCATCTTGCGCCGTCTATGGCTTGCGAGCTGAGCACGACTTTTCTTGACCGGCGGGTTGTAAAAGTTGGCGGGGATGTCCTCATCCAGCTTCCGGCGCGTTATGTCACCAGCGTGGAATCCGTAAAAATCAACGGAGCCACATGCAGCCATTATGTTATCGACCCGAACGGACTGCTCCGGGTCATTGGTGCGGGCACGACCGAATATTACGCTCCGGTTGTTGCGGAATACACGGCGGGGCTTCCTGATTCACTGCTTGCACCGATTAAGGAGCTGATAGCGCACAGGGTGACTCATGCGGTGGCGGTCCCTTCCGGAATCACTTCGGAAGCTTCTGGCGGCGTTTCGGTCACCTATAACGCGAACTGGATCAACAATAGCAGGGCGACGGCGTTGGCCGGTGACAACAAAGAACTGCTGATTCCTTACAAGGTGGAGGGGGTGTATTAAATGCCTCTTCTATCCTTTTGGACACAATCAATTATTCGGGTCCGACCGACCACGATAACGTCAAGAGGCTCGACAATTAACGACTGGAGCGAAGCTGACCGGCTGGAGATTCCTGGCTGTTCCGTTCAGCCGTCAAGCACATCACTGACGCAAGACGGACGTGTTCAGGGCATTTCAGACGGCCTTACAGTTTACGCTCCGCTCGATGCGGATGTGAGAGCCGGTGACCGGATAGAATTCGGCGGGAACACCTACACAATCAACGGGGACCCACTTATTTGGCCGGGAGCCGGAAGGCTTGCACACATCCAGCTTAATCTTATGAGGTGGCGTGGATGAGTGAGCTGAAAATCCAATTCCATCCACAAGGCTTCGCGGAATCCCTTTCCGGACTATCTGGAGAAGTTCAAGCAGCTGCCGAGACCATCGCGGCAAGAGCGTCATCGTATGTAACAAAGGGAAGCGGTTTTCATGTTGAAATGAGCAATGAAGCCAAATACCAAGACAGTGCGTATGGCGTCACTCGACCGGTAGCGTATGTCGTTCCGGATGATGACGAGAGTGCGAAAGAAGAAGCGGAAGATAAGATACTCAGTAAGGCGGTGATGTGATGGTTATTAATCAAAGCATAGATATTGAGGACGAGATCCGGCAGGCGCTGGACCCGTACCTTAAGGCGTATGTGCGACCGCTTCCGGCTGAGTATGATCTGCCGCATATTCTGATCACGCAGGTGGGCGGAACGACAGAGCAGACGATTGATACCTTTTCGGTCGTTCTGGATTCCAGAGCGCACACGGAAGCGGAGGCTCTCGGCTATTTGAACCGGGCGGTCGGTATTCTTAAACAGGTGGCGAAAGAGCAGACAACGGCTCTCCGTCATGTAACGGTAAACACTTCCGGATCATGGGGCGGCGATCCCGTCAGGCCGGATTTGGCGATGTGCTCGGCGCGGATCGAAGCCGTGGCGCATCAGACAACAATGGAGGTTTAAAACATGGATGTGAAACTTGGTCTCGGTCTTGCGACCGGTATGTTTTACCATGCACCGGCGGGCACAGTACTGCCGACAGATCCGACAGAGACACTTGCCAATACATGGGTGCATGTCGGAGACGTGTCGGACGCTGGGATCACTCTGGCGCTGAATAAGACAGCGACCAATCTGAAGAACTGGGCGAACAAGATCAAACGAGTCATCATGACGGATCATTCCGAAACGATTCAGGCTCCAATCATGGACACGGTCGAAGAGGCGCTGAAGACTGTCGTTGGTGCGGAGAATGTAACCACGGCCAACGGTGTCGTGACTGTAAACCTTTCGGATGGCGAACTTCCGCCGGAAGAGGCGTTTCTGTGGGTCATGAAAGACGGCGACGACATGATGATGATCGGATGCTCTTACGGTCAGGTTTCGGCGGTCGATAACGTTACGTTCGCACCGGGCGCGGCGATCAACTGGACACCGACAATCACGGCGATGGGCAACGACGGCTTCAAACTCATCATGAAAGAAGCTTAATAAGCACAAGACGGGGCGCTC